CTTCAGATAGTGCATAACCTTGATAGGATGCAAGATATAGGGAGCACCTCCCTTATCGAACTGACCGTGGTGGGAGTTAGTTGCAAGCAACAGGGCTTTATCCAACATTTCACCTTTTTTCATCATACACTTCCCCTTTCCATAGTTTAATTATACCATAGATCCGAATTAAAGTAAAGCGATATTTTAATCACTCTTATCAAACCCGACACGGGTATTATACGTCTACAAGAAATAAAAGGCAAGTATTTTATAAATACAACGTACACTTTTGTACATTTTACAAGGAAGGTGAGATGGAATTAACACTACAACAATTAAAACAGTTGCTTCCGAAGAACCCTTACGTTGATCACTGGCACCACGCTTTATCGCAACTTTTGCCAGACTATGAAATTAATACTCCGCAGCGAATTGCAGCTTTTATCGCTCAATGCGCTCATGAATCGGGTGGATTTATGGTTCTCAAGGAAAACCTTAATTATAAGGCTGCAACATTACGCAAGATTTTCCCAAAGTATTTCCCAACAGATGAAATGGCTAATCAATATGCTTCATTACCTAACAAACAAGAAGCTATTGCTAATCTTGTTTATGCTAATCGTATGGGTAACGGGGATCCTGCTAGCGGCGATGGCTTTCGCTATTGCGGTCGTGGCTTGATCCAATTAACGGGAAAGTCAAACTACTCATGGTTCGCTGCTTCCCTTGGTATTCCAGTCGAAGAGGCTGCTGAATATCTACAGACTTTTGAGGGTGCTGCTCAATCTGCTTGCTGGTTCTGGGAAACTAACAACCTGAATCAATGGGCTGATAAAGGAGATATCCTTACATTGACTAAGAAGATCAACGGTGGTACTATCGGTCTTGAAGATCGTATCAAACACTACGAACATGCTCTACATGTAATGGGAGCATAATATGAATGATCGTAAATTAGTTAGATACTTACTATTGTTATTGCTATTGCCACTTGGTTTGGCTATGTGCAGTAAAGAGGAGTTTCGTTATCCATGTCAAAACCCAGACAACTGGGAAAAAGACATTTGTCAAAAACCTCTATGTGATGTGACAAGAACTTGTCCTGAACATATCTTTAAGGGTCAACGTGACCCTAGATTGGGACCACCTAATGAACAAACTAAAGCAATATCTACGCCTGCACCTGCAGGATCTGCTGCACAAGGAGCAAACTGTGGAAAATAAAGACACATTTGTATATACCGAAGACCAACTGATGGCTCGCCTGAAGTTCTTCATTGGTATCTGCTTATCACTTACACTATTCGGTATTGTGTTCGTTGTATTGTATTCTTTGATTTTCGTTACTCAACCGTTGAACGCTATTAGCCCTATCGACCAAAAGTTTTTTGAGTTGATTGTGCCTATCGCTACTTTCTTGACTGGTACTTTATCAGGTATCATGCTCGCTGGTACTAAACCAGAAGAACGTGAAGCCATGATTCAGGCTCAAAAACTAGCCAATGAAAACTTTGAAGCAACTAAGAAGATGATGACGGCACCTCCGCCACCACAACCAGTAGTTGTTCAACAACCAGTATTTCAAGCACCACCTGCCAGCTTTAGCCCACAAGTTGTGTTAAGCTCAACTGGTAAGCCAATGCCTGTACAACCTGAACACCCAGAGATCTAATGGAATTCTTAAAGAGTATGTTACAAGACGGTCACAACGGCTCATGGAGCAGTAAGAGAGTGATCACGCTTTTGGCTTTTGTTATCGTTAGTGTATCATATCTGGCTGATCAGTTCACACAATATAAAGCAACGCAAACCCTATTCGATTCAGTCATCTATTTGGTGATTGCTGGATTGGGTTTCACTGCTTCCGAAAAATTCGCAAAGAAGGAGAAATCAAATGAATAAGTTTTTAGCAATTCTAGTTGCATGCATGGTGTCTTTTGGTGCTATGGCTGCTGAAACCAAAAAAGCGTGCGTTGAAGTAAAAGACGCAAAGACTGGTAAAGTAACCCAGCAATGCAAAGAAATTAAGGTGCACAAAAAACTTGAGGGGACTGAAGTTCCTAAGAAGTAAAAGAAAAGGGAGCGTTAAGCTCCCTTTCTTATTTGCGCATTTTAAACCAATAGGTTGTTTGTAATACTTTCATTACTTGGTCGCCAGTGGTGTTATTCCACTTAGCTGCCCACTCAACGAAATGTGACCAATCCCTTTCAGGATCCTCTTGTTCCTGGCACCAAGCCTGATACATATGGTGCAAAGTATAAGGTGTCATTACTTAGCCAATGGATTATCTAACGCACGTTGAATCTTACGATCAACGCTATTATCCAACGCTTTAAGTTCTTTACGAAGCTCATTTACGTCTTGTGTTGTTTCACGTTGGCTTTGCTTAGCACCACGCTCAACAGAATCAACAATACCCTCCAAACGACGAATGTCGCTCTTTAGGTCGTTCTTAATATCTTGTGTATATTGAACAGACTTCTCTGACTTTTCCACAACAATATCCATCTTAGCTTGTAGCTCTGATAGGTCAGGTGCAACGTATTCAGCGATACGCTTCTTCATTGATTGATAATCTTTGTACGTTTCAAACGCACCGTACAAACCACCAAGGATAGAAGAAACTAGAGTGAACGCTACCATTAGCTTGGCTGGAGTAAATTCGTACCCACCAACGCTAATAACAGTATTCGCACTAGCATACTTCTTTACTGCTTCTTCAGCTGCGTCAATCTTAGCATTGACGTCTTTTACTTCAACTTTATTTTCTTCAGACATTTTACTCTCCGTATTGTGAACCGATTAGTTCGTTATGTAGACGATCGGATGGTCCATACAACCCCATACCTAATCTTCTGTTGTCTACGTTCTTTTGATTGTTATAGACAGTGAAAGGTTTATAACCAACAACGTCTGGTACTATTGATTTACCATACGCATCAAATCCTGGCGTGAAACCCATAGCTTGGATTACAACGTTTTGTACTTGCTTCTGCGATTCCATGTCCGCAGCTTTACCCATTTCATTGGCTAGGTTTTTACCCTTTTCAACCGCATCCTTCTTAGCAGCCTCTGCTCTTCGTTCAGCTAACTGTTGACGAGCAGAAGGTTGAGGTTTCTCACCACCTTGTGGTTGTCCTTGTGGCGCACCTTGAGGCTGTCCACCTTCAGGTTTCTTTTCCTGTGGAGCAGGAGCAGCTGGAGGTGGTGGAGGAGCAACTAAAGGTACAGTGGCAGTAGCAGCCTGAGCAGGTGAAGCAGATGTAGCAGTAGAAGTCACTGCTTGGTTTACAACTGGATCAGCTACAACAGCCACGGCAACTGAACTGCTACCGTCATTTGTGGTTGTAGTTGGCGCTTGAGCAGCTACTGTACCAGCTGTTGCTACTATCGTTGCTGTTCCTTGTTTTTCGAGGAGCATTTTGGTGGCGTAAGCTGTAGCATAATTAGGACAAGTTGTTGAATAAAGCCCGTTAAGATTACACTGTTGTGCGAAATACGCTTGATCATATCCTGAGCAACGAGAGTTGTAGAGTGGATTCGTTGAGCATTGCTGATTGAAGTACGCTGTTTCATATCCTGGGCATGTAGTTGAATAGAGTGGGTTAACAGAACACTGATAATTTAGGTATGCGTTTGCATATCCTGGGCAGTCAGGGGATGATAGAGCATTGATAGTACACTGTTGAGTGAAATATGCTTGAGCATATCCTGGGCAACTTGGACTATACAAAGCATTTGCTGTACATTGTAGGTTTAGGTATGCTGCTGCATATCCAGAACAGTCAGGGGATGATAAAGGATCAGACGCACACGCATCAAATCCATAAGTCATTTTCAAGCTGACGTTACGAACTTTTGGACCATAGTAACCAGCCCAAAATCCAGAGTCTGTACTACTGAACTTAACAGTTAGATTACCAAAGTCGGATACTGGTCCAGGATTATTGTATAGAATGCTACCTGTGAATGTAGTCCAGTCGAACCTAGTATTGTATGTCCAGTTGTCAGTTCTTCTGATAGTGGTGTTATTATAATTGTATGTAAGAACAGCTGCATTTAGTGTATCCGTGCCACCCTGACCAGCGCCACTATTGTTGTTCTGAATATCCCAACTGTAAGTATAACCTTTGACTTGGATACCAGAACCTGCGTTCTGTAAGGCTTGATTGATGGCGAAAGTTTGTGCAGCAGTACCTTGACCATAGCTGAAGTGTATTGTATTAGTTGCTGGATCGTAAAGGGGTGCTGGTCCACCAGTACAGCAGTTTCTTGGGTCTGCGCCTGTGACTACACCTGTCCACGTATGAGTGGTTCCAGATGTAATTAAATTAGGGGTTGACTGATCCTGAGCGTAAGCGAAAGAAACTGTCAACCATAGAATGGCTAACAGCTTCTTCATTACTTCTTCTCTTCAGTTAGAACTACTTCGTCACCTTCTTTGATACGACCCTTTTTCTTCCAGATATCCTTAGCGTTTTCGCCGATCTTACCTTGCACTGGGCATGGTGTACCTGCGTCTAGCATAGCTTGGAAAACACGATCGTCTTGGCATAATGTTGCTACCGCTGCAACCTTCATACCCATATCATATAGATTCTTCGAGAGTTTGATGCGTTCGCAATTCATATCTCTAGTTGTACCACCCATAGAGATACCAAGAATCTGCGTCTGCACTGCACCACTTGCGGCAGTGGCACATACGTCATTATTAATAGTTGTAATTGCTGGAGCCACCGCTGTTGGTGGTGGCGATTTTACTGTTGTCGTGCTGTTTGAGCTTGTCTCAGAATAAGATCTGCTCGTCGAGTCAGTTACGATTGGGTCAACTGCCCAAGCGTTTGATAAAGTCATAACAAAAAGCGACATCACACATAGCTTTTTGTACATGGCTGTTTGCCCTCCTAACTCCCCACCCTCGGAGCCAGACACATCCCGTCTGTTGTTATTATATTAGGTGTTATCAGTATTTAGGTATCCACACTCTTTGCATAGATCCTTAAACATATTTAATGCCCCACAAAATTTACATTCATACTTCATTTTTGTAAATCCTCAATGTCACGTTCTATAGAACCAACTGCACTTTTAAAAGATTCTATTTTTCTTTTCTTAGCTTCTTCTAATAGTTCAGCCTCGTATCTACCCATTTCCTTAACAGTTGTTTTTACTCCAACTCTTTGGTAAAGTTCTGGTTCCCAGTCCTTCTTAGGTTCTTCCTCAAGTTTCACCTCAACGTGATCATCAAATAATAGATCGTCCTCAGGTTCAATAACTTTAGCCTGTTCCTCACCTTTTATTTCTAAAGTACCTTCTTCCAAGCCACGCTTGACGAACTCTTGTAATTCTGGATGCTCGCTTATTGGTGTTGGTTGCGGTTGAACGATTTCGTTAGATTTCTGTTTATTTTTCTCAAAGAAATCATGAAGAGGGTGTTTTGCGTCTTCACCCCTTTCATGTTTCATCTGCCAGTTAGCAGCAATCAGTAGAAGAACGGCTAGTGGATCAAACACTAGCACGATCATCATGATTACGATTCTTACGGCTTTTTCGAGTATCTCTTCGCTGGCACTTTGGTCGTAGATGAGCGCTGCGATGTACTTGATTGGTCCGACTTCGGCTTCGACTTTACGGACTTCGCTGGCGATTGGCGCTCGCTCTTCGTTGAGCTTGGCGACTTTGGTTTGCGCTTCACCGATTTCGTTGAGGAGTCTTGCTCGCTCTTTTTGCTGTCCTTTGCGGATGGCAACGGCTCTGTCTGCTCCACGATCGTCGGTTGTTCTTGAGAGGGTTTGATCAACTTGCGAATCCAGTTGAGAAATTTGCTTACGAGCTGCATCTATATTTTCCTTTTCAGTTTTAATTTTTTCATCTATTAAAGACAACTTAGCAGAAACATCCCCAGTAGGGACTGCTTGATCCAAGTGTGCCTTTGATAGATAACCAAAGATACCCATTGACGTTAGCATCATTAAGACTACCAACGCAACGGTGAAGTAACTCATCATTAGTTTTGGAATCTTCTTCCAGCTACGATATAGCCAAGACGCCACTACCAACTTTGAGACTTCTAGTAGAGAACCCATGATGAAGATTGGTGTCGCTGCGGCTGCGAAAATAGCTACCAACCCCATGATGGAGTAGTATGCTGCCACTGCAGAAAGTCCTAACGCTGTTCCAAAAAGTAAATATGTCATCATAGTTAAAATTGCTTTTTTATAAATAGTTGTAGGTCACGAGGTTGCACCCTCTACCTACTCTAACATAAAAGGACTATGCCAGCATGTATATTTATTACGTTCCAAATGAAGACCCAGTCTTCGAATCCCTAAAAACTTTAGATTTTAACGAAGCAGATTTACCCCCATCTGTTTATGTTAAAGAGATGCACCCGATGTATGGTGTTAAAAGACCAGATTTATCGGAAAGAAACCGTCTTAATTCTGGGAGTAAACACCATTCTTCTAAAGAAGGATATATCCATAATAGATTAGGTTCTAAAGTATCAGAAGAAACTAAATCTAAAATGAGACAAAGCCGACTAGGTAAATCTCCTGGCAATAAAGGTAAACCAGCATCCATAGAAACTAGAAAGAAACTTTCAGAGTCTCATAAAGGTAAAACACCTTGGAATCGCGGAATACCGTTTTCCAAAGAAACTAAAGATTTATTAAAACAAAAGCGAAAAGGCAAAGTTTGGTGGAATAATGGAGAACGTTGTAGTATGTCAGTAGACTGCCCAGGACCAGAATGGGTTAGAGGCAGGTTATAACTTACCCTTTATGTGGGATCCATGGATCCTACAAGATATCTGACCATTATAAAACTCATCACTTTCCAATACCCTTCTCGTAAATTGCTCTCTGGCTTCGATGTAAGAACACTCAGCCTTTGATTTACAGAAAAACAAAATCTCCCTGCGGAAGTTGTCTTCCCCAAGGAGCTCTACATCTTTATTTAGTTCTATGCTAGAGCCATAATACTCCAGCCAATCAGAGTCGATTTTTGACTTGATTTTCTTTTTCTTCTTAGTGCCGTTCTTTAAGGTGACGGTCTTATAAGAAGTCTTGCTGAACTTAGCCAGCTTCTTACCAATATATTTTCTATTACTTGTAAGGTTTGTGATTAAGTAGACAAACCCCACGCAGTCTTCAGGTAATTCAGTAATCTGTTCGTTATTATAAAGCCACATGAATAAAATAGTTCGTAAAGAAACTATTTATTCCTGATTTTAAAGTTCATCGCCAGAGACTGTCTTATGTCTCTAGTCATGTTTGAACGAACTCCGTGAAGTAGATATCCAGGGAAGAATACTAATTTGTTCTTCTCTGTTTTGATATCAATGTGTCTGGCGCAATTAACTGATCCAAAAGAAACCTCGTTGAATTTATGCGGAGGTCTTGGGTCATATACTTGTAGGCTTGGGTGATTATCATTGTAGTTTAGATAAAACACACCAACGAAGTCTACAGGTGCGTGTGAATGAACAGGCAAGTCTTCAAGGGGCTTCTGTGTATTCACCCAAGACCTTACCATGTCTATCTCAGTTTGTAAATCATAAAAGCTAGAGACATAATCTCTAGCGCATGAATGTACCCAGTTTAAAAATACATCACCTTCTGGAAGAAGGTTAAACTCTTCACCAACGTCATACTGTTTTCTAAGTAAACTGTTAACATGACGCTCTAAACTTAAATCGCTTAGAGCGTATTCTCCTATTGGTGTTGACCAATAGTGTTTAATCATGTTCTTCTAGATCGTCTTCTTCGTAGATGTCTGCCGAACAAACTGGGCAATATACAATATCCTCTAGTCGTTCTTCTGACTTGAGGATGATCTTACCATATGCCCCACATTCTTGGCATTCGAAATGTTTAGTTGCCATTAGTTCTCCTGTAAGCTGAACAATACATATGCTCTAGCTTCATTTGGTTTTAGAATATAATCCACCTTGGAAGGGATATATACCAGATCACCTTGTTCTACTGTTCTAACATCACCATCAAGAGTCAACTCACTTGTGCCAAGAACGTTCCAAAGTAGAACATCATTATTACCACAGTATATAGTATCACTCAATGTAGTCAGCGTCACATACAAATCTGCTCCAATGACCTCAACCTTCAGGTTCTCATTGAGATACTCAAAGATCGGTCTAATTGAGTCAATCTGTTCAGCAACAGGAAGTTTATAGTTCATCACTCCAACTGGTTCACCTGCTTGAATATCAGCGCAGTGTTGGAGATACCCAACCGCTGTATCCCAAGTAAACGTTGGTTGGATAGCCTTGTATACAATTGACGGCTTCTTAGCAGTAATTTCTACTTGCAGTTCTTCCATCATGCCCATACGTCACTCCAAGAACCAGTCAAAGCACCTTTAGCATAATCAGTAACACGGTTCTCGAAGAAGTTACCATGCACAGGTGCATTGATCATTTCCTCAACCCATGGTAGTGGATTCTTTTTAACCTTGAAGATACCCTTCATACCCAAAGAGATAAGACGGCGATCCGCAATGTAACGGATATACTTCTTAACGTCTTCAGCAGATAAGTCTCTCATATCGCTACCTTGATAGCACAAGTCAATAAACTTATCTTCTAGTTCAACCATCTTCTCAGCGATTGAATAGATTTTACCTTTGAGTTCGTCATTCCAAATCTCTGGGTTCTCTTTGATGAACTCTTTAAACAAGCGCATCATGTTCTCAGCATGCATCGTTTCATCAACGATAGACCAAGTAACAATTTGACCCATACCCTTCATGATACCATGGCGAGGGAAATTAAGCAACATAATAAAAGAACTGAAAAGCTGCATGCCCTCGGTGAAAGCAGAAAATACAGCAATGTGAGTTGCAGTAGACTCAAGAGTACCAGATTTACTACTAATGTCGAGAACGTAATCATGCTTATCCTTCATCTCTTGGTATTCCAAGAACTGGTTATAAGTTGTCTCAGGTAAACCCAACGTTTCAATCAAGTGCGAGTAAGCAGCAATATGAAGTGCTTCACGGGCAGCAAAGCCCATTAACATCATACGGATTTCTGGTTGAGGGAAATGCGGTAAGTAGTTATTTACATAACCGCCAGCAACGTCAATATCACCTTGAGTGAAGAAGCGGAAGATGTTAGTTAGAAACTGCTTTTCTTCTGCAGTTAATGACTTCTTCCATTGCTTAACGTCTTCAGCCATAGGTACTTCAGTGTGAAGCCAATGAGCCTGTTCATGTTTCAACCAAGCCTCATATGCCCACGGATAGTTGAACGGTTTAAAGTTCGTTCTGCTATCGGTAAGTTTATAATTCTTTTTAACCATTATTCTTTATCCATTTCTAATTCTATCATATCTTCGGTGATATGAACACCAACGACTTCACGATAACCTTCTGGTGTGCTTATAACAACTTTAACTTTTTTAAGAGTTTTGTGTATCTCTCCACTATTCTTTGGGTAGAGAGCACACCAGTATTTTTTGATTTTATCTGAGATGTCGTAAGCGTCCATTTATCCCTCGCAGGCAAGGCAGACTGATTCATCACCAGTCATAGCAGTTAAGTCGATTTCTTTAATCACTTCACGTTCAATCTTCTTAGCAACTTTATCTGCCTTGGCGATCTTATCTGAACGGCAATAGTACATAGTCTTCAGCTTTTCTTTCCAAGCCATAAAGTGTACAGCGTGGATATATTTGATATGCGAGTCTGGTCTGAAGAAGACGTTTAATGACTGCGCTTGGTCTATATATACTTGCCTGTCTGCGGCATGTTGGACGACCCAACGCTGGTCAATTTCCATAGACGTCTTGAAAACATCTTTGTCCCAGTCTCCCATCCAATCCAAGTGCTGAACCGAACCATCATTCGCAATAATAGAACTCCACGTTTCTTCATACCAACCCTCTTTGTGATTATCTGCTTCCATACGGATGATCACATCAAGATAACGATTCTTGTTTAAGTGAGAACCCGATAGAGTGTCTTGGCGATAAGCGTTGGCACGATAAGGTTCAATGCTAGGAGAAGTATTCCCCATGAGAATGGAAG